TCTGTGTGATCCAGATATGAGGCAGCGGCATCTTTGAATTTTCTATTCTTAATTTGTTTTACAAAGTTAAAATCATCTTTACTTTTTGGTTTTAATAAATCTCCTCTGAAACTAATGTCAACAAGCGCCATTTTTAATTCAGGACTAAATTCCTCCCACTGATCTTTGAATTTATTTTTTGCAATGTTCACGTGCTTTTGTACATCGACATCAAACATCTTGAGTAATTGTTCGATGGATATGGACGATCCATTTTTAGCAACAAATTTTTGCATATCTGAATATGAGCCATTTCCTATAAGGTGTCCTATCCCAATCGTCCACAATCCAACATCATCTGGATATGGTTTAAAGAATTTTCGGTTTGATTTATCTCTTAAATCATTTCCATATATTTCACTTGGGATGATATATTTTGAAAACTGTTCTATTGAAACTTCAGGATTTGGATCGTATCGCTTGTTTGGCTTGACTAAGATAGCTTTCTCGGGTTTCTTCTCAGGTTCCGCACTTTTATACTTTTTCAACAGAGCATCCATTGTTTTATCAAACTGAGGATCATCTGATATTTCCTTAGCTTGTTTAACTGCTTGCACTTTAACCTCGATGGGTTCTCTGCTTGCATTAAACTGATCATAAGAGTATTTTAGTCCGACACCTGACGCAGCAGTTGCAAGCAATGCCATGACAAGATCCTTTACACCTTCGTCTATTTGTTTTTGTGTGAATTTCATATCAATCTACTTCATTATCAATTTTACTAGTTGTTCCAACATAAGTCTTTGTACAGAAAAACTCATTTCTGTACAGATCACCGAAGAATACATGACGAACTTCCGTTACAAACCATCGTCCTAGCAATTTTTCATCACTCTTTAGTTTTTGTTTTTTGGGCTTGTATATGTCTACAAATTTTCCAGCCTGTCTGAATGAATCTCCTATATTACTGAAATATGATTGGAGATTATAAAAAATTAAACTCATGTTCATCTCTGATTCTACAATCCCTATATTATTTTCAAGAGGATAAGGTAGTCTAAAATGCTTGAACTTTTTAGGAGCGGTCTTGTTGAGAACAATGAATGGCTTGGGTTTTCCGCCGATTGATGAGAAGACATCTACAAACTTTTTAGCCCATTTATCTTTGATGTCTTTGATATCTATCTTTTTGATAAGCATCTCTCCTAGAACAGGATCGTATCCATGAACCAATCTATTTATGAAAAAATTATTGGTGATGTCATGCGCAGGGGTTGAATAAGATAAATTCCTATTACCTCCCGTATATTCTCCTGTTTCCGCATCTGGGGGTGGATTGTTTTCATTTTCAGTTTCGAATTTGTTTGTTAGATCACCTATTGAAAATGCATCCATTACATTCTTCTTATTATCTTTGAAAATGTTGGATATCAAAGGAAATTCAAACTTTTCAATTTCGTGATTATAATTCAAAAATGCTTTAACATGAATATCACCATCCTTGGCATAAAAATAATGCAGCATTTCATTTATAAAGTCAATATATCTCCAGCTTACATTCGGGGAATATACAATATCAAAATCTCCAGACTCCCACTCTTCTTCATTGACAGCATCATCCCCCAACAGATCTTTAAATATTTCTTTGATGATGTCTCCAACTTTACCAGTAAACATTTTTCCATACGGTATTTCTTCCAAGAATGGTAAAAGTTTTTTATCAACCAGATTATAGGTTTTTATATTCTCTGCTCTTGTTTCTATATTACCAGCATTCTGATCATCTGTTATGATAAATATATTCTCATACTTTTTATTTTCCGGTTGATCTTTGACACGGAACATAATCTTGAATTCATCACGACCGTCTCCGCGCAATAAGTATTCATTTTCAATGAAATCGTATGGGTTCGCTATTGAGACAGTCCCTCTCTCAAAAGGATCGAATATATTTGAAATGATAGTCATACCACGAATAGCAGATTTTGTGAATTCGATTTCTTGACCGTCTGCATTGGTCAATTTGAATTCACATTCATACTCGATATCGTTTATTTTATATACTTGTGCCATTAGAAATGTCTTCCACCGAATACTGTAGCATTTGTTATGTCTAGGTATAGCAAACCTCGAATTGATGGTTTGATATATGCTAGTTGAGTTCCACCTTCCACATAAAATGGCGCACCGTTGAATTTATCCTTGTTCAATAGATATAATATCCACCAACTTTTAATATCTTCGTAAATTCTATATGAAACTGTCGTTAATGCAGTTCTTGATAGCACATCATAGTACTCAATATATGTACTGTCCAGTTCTGGAAATTCAATTTTTTTGAGAGTATTGTATGTATAAAATTCCTTGTCATCCAATGACAATTTAAACACCTTAAAGATTCTCTCGTAATCTGTGATGTCGAGAGCGCTTAAAGATGTTATCTGATTTCTATATTCTCCGATGTCTATCATATTATGCTTGATCTAAGAAGTTTGATACTTCAATTGTGAGTGGCTGGAATCCTATGCTTATATTGTAAGCTTCTGGTATGATATTACCATTTATCATGCGTTTGGTTCCCAACATTTCTATATCTAAACTATTTACATATGCCCATGGCATATATCTATATCCATAAAGCTTCACTCTGTAAATTCTTGGAGGATCTACTGAAATTGCGTCGTTTCGTTTGGGTTTATTAATTTCAATTAATTTCTTAACCAGTTTATAGTTTTTATCAAAATCAGAATTTATAGTGTTTGATAATGTAAATGTGACTCTAAGTGCGCCTTCTTGAGCCGATGAATAATCATAAAATTTTGGAGATTCAATATATGACCCCGGCGATGATCCTTTGCTTAGCGCGGACATGACACCTTTTATTTTGTCAGGAACTTTAGTATTTTCACTAGATACGATGGCAGATGCTTCGTTAAATGCATCTTCATTTGGGGCTAGTGTTTTAAGTTCTGCTAGAGTACCAATGTAATTTCTAGCAATTGCATCAATACCAGCGCCCACACTGGTTCCTCCATATCCATTTTGGAATGTATCTCCCCATGAATTTGATATATTTCTAGCCGCATTCTCAAAATATGGAAAATAGAAATCATCCTCTGGTTCAGTGGCATCTGAATATAAACTTTCGTAGAATTGTTTAGAATCTTGTGATGATCCAACTTGAATATAACTCTTCAGCCTATTTAAAAGTAAATTAGATTTAACTTTATACGAACGCACTAATACTTTAGGTGCTTCAGATCGCAAAGATGCACCTCTAGGGATAGCAGTCCAGTCGTAATCTTTTACTATATTAATTTTAGCCACACAGTTATTTAATATCAAAGTGTGTATACGCTATTTGCATATCCCGCTCTATTATTTCCAAATTGCATAGATTCATTTTGAGATGTCCCACTACTTTGTGGCATTGGTATCACAATTGGCGAAGATGATGCTGATCTAGAACCATTCATGCGTTTAAGCTCTGCTAAAGATGCTGCGCTATTATTAACCAACATGGTTAATAATTTTGCTTGGGTTAATGAAACTTGTTTTATAATTTCTAAAGTCTCACTTCCTCCATTTTTAGAATTGGATGCATTATTACTGGGTTCTTCTCCAAGAACCTGTTCATAAACTCCACGAAGTGTTTGTGCAGCTGTTTTTAAAGTATTAGATTTTGATGCATTTTTGATTTTTACAAGCAATCCAGCAGCAAATGATGTGGCTGCATCAAATGCTGTGCTTAAAAATGAAACTAACCCATCATACAAATTATTAAATGTTGTTGATACCTTATCAAATGCATTTTTTGCTATATTTGTAAGACCGCCCCAAATATCACTAGCCATATCACCAACACTGTTTAATGTATTTCCAATAGAATCTGCAATGGAGCTAAAAAATCCACCACTCTTCTCTTCAATTGAATTTTCACCACCTTTACCAGCGTTTGACATTTCGTTGGCCACTTTATTATCATCAGTTTCTTCCAATATTCCAAGCCACTCCAAAGGTTTTCTTAAAAACATTGGTAGATTTTCTAATTTTGATTTGATCCAATTTTTTAAACGAGACATTACTCCAGTCTTTGAATTGAATGTGTTTTTATCTTCTTCTTTTTCTCCAAAAAGCCAACCATGTAAAAACTCAAATCCTGCTACGATTGGACCACCTCCAACGAATGTTATAATACCTAATGCTAATTGTTTAAACCCTTCACCCAAGTCACCGTTTGAAAAGCTATCCCACGCCATACCGAAGCGCTGTATACCCCCTATAATAGGAAGATATAATGCATTATCAGATATGAACTTGCCAGCAGATGCTACCCAGCCTTTAATGGTTTCAATCACATTACCGGTCAATTGCTGCGCTGGTGTCTCTCTAGCACCTTGGAAAACTGATACTAGCCATTCTACACCATTCACAATATATTCTCCACCACCTGCGATAGAGATTATACCATAGAATATTTGTTTAAAACCTTCTCCCCAATTTCCAGCACTGAATGCATCCCATGCCATACCAAATCTGGTAAATGTTGCTATAATAGGAATATTTAAAGCATTGTCTTTGATGAATTTACCAGCCGCGCCCATCCATCCTTGAATAGTGGTCATAGCATTTCCATTGCTGAGAGAACCACCCTCGTTAAATGATCCTTTTGCCTCTAAGAATCCAATTAGAATATCGACACCTATTGATAATATAAACCCAACACCGGGAATGAAATTTACTAATCCACTAATCAATTCCAAAAATCCCTTTACCAATTTTCCTTCTTGAAATGCTTTATATGCATAAAATAAACTAATTATGCCGCCAATGTACGGCAGTCGTTTAAGAAGTTTTAAGCTGATCTTGGCAACGCTTTTACCGATCATCTTTAAAAATGTACCTATTCCAATTTTTCCAAGTACTTTTTGAACATCTCCCATCAATCCAGTTGTAAAAAATCCACTGATAAGTGCTATAGCAGATGCTATTAATCCCCCAAGCGGCACTATTAGAGACATTAAAAATCCAAGAATACCATCATTGGTATTTTTAGATGATGTCATTTCCTTTTGTTTTTCAATTGGTTTAGCAACTGTTGATATCAGAGTTTTTGGTTTAGTGTCAACCGCAAATTTCTTTTGATATTCAAAGAAAACTTCGCTGAATATTGTAAATACCGATCTTAACTTTTTAATTTCTTGTCCAGATAAGTCGGCAGTGTTTTCTTTATTTAAAGAAGAATTAGTTATATTTTTATTAACAATCTCTTTACTTTTCGGCACACCTTTTTCATCTTGTATTTTTTCAAGATTGTCAAGAACCCTTTTCAGAGCTGGTATAATATCAACTAAACTATCCACATAAATTATTTAATCAAGAATCAAAGAAAGAAACATCAATTTCTAATGTACTTTCTCCACTTTCTGTATCGAACGACAATGCATCAAGTTCTGCTTGTTTTATATCTTGAATAAAGTCCACAATCTGTTTATTAACAGATAATGGCAAGTTGTTTACAATTTTAACACGATCTCTAACCGATAAGTCTTGGAAATTTAAAACATCATCTTTTATAGATACTGTTTTAATGTATTTTACAATTTCAAATGTGTATATGTCACTGAGACTCTTTCCAACTTCTTTATCAGAATCTTTTTTAACACTATCAATGCAGCTGTTTATAACTTGGCTTTCTGAAATTAATGTAGGAACTTCAAGCTCGATTGAAATTGCACCTTTAATAGATTTGGAGAGTTTCGGAGACAGTTTTTTTGCCTTCTCGATAATATCATTTAAAACATCATATTTGTTATTTTTTAACTTAACAACAGTTCCTACACTATCTTTACGAAGTTGTAATATAATAAGAAGTTTATCTACAACTTTAAGTTCCTTATCTTTGGTATTCTCTACAATGATGTCATTTAAATTTTTTTGAAATTTCAAAGGACCAGTTATACCTTCAGTTATAGTTGAGATTATATCTTTTTGTTGCTTGAAAGTGAGGGATTCGCAATCTATTTCAGAGTTTTTTGAGATTGCATTGACCCTTAGATTATCTGACTTTAACTGATCAACCTTATCTAAGAAATTTTTGATATTATCTTCCATATGAGGTATTTACAAATTTAAATCAAAAATCAAGTGATGGCATTGTATTTTTTTGCTGTTCAGTCTCCTCATTATACTTTTTAACATAAAAATCAATATCTTTGATATCGGAATACAAAATGGCATCACAACTCATCCGTTTAGATAGGTAAAATATGATATCTTGAAAATATTCCTTGCTATAATTAGAAAATAAGTTTTTTAAAAATAACATCGGGTCATTAGTATAAAAATTGATTTTGAATTTTGATAAAGATTCATTGTTCAATTTGAATATTTTAGAACTATCATTGATCAATCCTTCTAAAACTTTAGAAAACAGATTAGCTGGCAATTTATCAATAATTGATTGTTTATTTTCCCTATCAAGATTTTTAAAATCTAGATGAACATCTTCAATACTGATCGAAGATATTAAATCGTATATAGGAATATGATCAACGCCCATCTGAAATGTTTTAGGAACTTGCAGTTCAAATGAAAATATATTATTTACAAATACTTTTGGAGTCTCAATATCATCAGTTAATTCCTGAAGTATGTAATACATTGGTATTTTGATTTGAGATCCTTCAATTGTAAATGTCAAAAAATCATTTACATGATATTCCCATTTTATTAAAATGTTTTTAAATTTTTGATAAACATTTTCACCGTCAAAACTATTGAGGAAATGACAGAATTTGATTTCTTGATTGGTATCTAGCCATTCCGAAATTTCTTTAATTTTTTCAAATGATAATCTCATTTACATAATTACAATTTTTCGTAATTTTGACAAGCAAATGTCACAGATTTAACTTTAAAATCTGTATTTTGATAATTGAGAGTATACCCTTCCACACTTTTTGGAAAAACTTTATTAAATTTAAAGCCCTTTCTTAAGTTTCCTTGGTTATCATATTGCTTTATAACCATCGTTCCTTTTAAATTCGGACCATTTTCAACTAGTCCCTTGATTCCAACTGCGATCATCCAAGGTCTGAAATAATTTTGTTCGAGATCTTCATTAGTTTCCAGTATGTTAACTGATAATTGTCTACTCAAGAAATCATTTCGGTTATTCATGACATAAGATGGTAGAAATCCGCCAGCATTATTCATACTAGCAATCCCAAATACAGCTTGTTCATCAGGTAATCCGACATCTTGCGCAACCAAAATGTTGCCATTTCGTGTCATGTCTTCAGGACTGGTGGTTGCTCTCCATTTTTCCTGAGCGGATTGCAATACAGAATTTATAGATCCTGTGCTAACACCGTCAATGCTAACAGACCAAAATACAGGGAGGCTAAGACAAAACTTAGCCTCCCTGCTGAATGCGTTTAAGAAATCGTTAATCTGAATGCCCATATCAAATATTTAATGAGCTATTCGATTATATCACTTAGAAAAGTCTTCGTAGAAGTGATATGAGAATGTTGACGTAAATGTCTTGATCTCACCACTGCCATCTGCAATTGCATAATCAATGTTTCCAATATCTCTGATACCAACACCGATCAATTTGATCGTCTTGATGACTTCCAGTGGATTACCACTGGTTGCGTTGATATCTCTGGTGCAAGGAATTGCAAGCAAATCCAATGTGATTGTGCTTTCTGGACCCGGCATGCACATATTTGCAGTGGTATCTTCGTTGTTGAACGCTACACGGGAAGCTTTCTCTAACTTTGTTCTGAGATCGAGAGCTTGATCGCAATAGAATTCAATGCTGTATCCTTCAGCACTGCCGTATGTTGCGCGACCTCCCAAGTTGAAAATTTGACCAGCGTAATTGACGGTTTTGTTTTCAATGGTGCGGGTTGGTAAGCTACCAGTTCTAGCATAAACGAGATCGGTTTCTCCATTTAAATTTAAACCGGGAAACGAAATTTGTTTAACTCTGAACAAAAAGTCTCTAGCGAATTGCTTTTGAGCCGCTTGTGTGAAGAACGTTTGAATATTTGCTGGCATATATTTATTTAGTTAAACTGGGGTAGCATTTACTACCCCGGTTTTAATTTTTAGATAAGTTCTTGAAAGGAAGCGTCTGTGCGTGTTGCTGTGAACTGAACAAGGATGAATTCTGCTGCTCTCACTGGTTTGATGAAGATATCCGCTCTGAGTTCGTTGTTATCGATAACTTCAGGAGTGTTGTTTCTTTCATCTACTACGATAAGGTAATCGTATAAACCTTCATTTTGTTTAGCAAATTCAAACAGTGGAGTTAGAGTGTTGATGTATCTGGTTCTTGTAAACTCTGTGTTCGGTTCGAACAAGAAGTATTTGGATACCTTCTTGGTCGGTCTTTCCAGTGCCAAGAACAATCTACGAACATTGATTCTGTCGAATGCACTTGGTTTACGGCTGAGTGTCTTCTGACCAATGATAACCATACCATCGCTTGCGCTGAATGATACTGGATTGATATTGGTTTTGTAGAACTCATCGCGTTGCTTCTGATTAGGATTGACTGCAATATCAAGAGCTGATGTTGTTAGTAATCCACGGTTAAATCCTGCTGGAGCGATCCAAGGGAAGTCATTAGCATCCGTTCTTGCGTAAGTCGCAGCTGCGTATCCAGAGAATGGAACCCAGATCTTCTCACCTGAGAATTCTTCATAAACTTGTACCCAGTTTCCATACACAGCTGCATATGAAGTGTTTTCAAGTTCGAATTGGTGTCTGATTGGCCAGTAAACATCTTGTTGGAAATTTTTGGTTTTGTCAGAAAGAATCTTTGTGTTCTTACCAGTCACCACGATGTGGCGAAGAATGTCAGCAATGAACATACAATCTCCACGACCACCAGTGTTGCTAGGTAAGTTACAGAAGTTTTCAAACTGATTGAAAATCGCGCTGTAGTTACCTCTGATATCGGTCGCAGCAGTTACGCCAAAGATATCATTTGGTGTTCTCAGGCTTGATAGCTTGCTGTTTAATGTGCTGGAGTACAATGTATCATCGTAGTATGGTGTACCTGCGGCACATGCCATTGCGAAGATTGTACCAAGACCACCTTCGACAACAACATCGATATCGTATACTTCGTCGTTCTTGATTGTTTCAAGAGCGCGGTTTATCTTGGTTGGGATGTTACCAACAATCTTTTGCTGGATAACAGTGTCGCTGAATGCGCCAAGTGGGTATAAGTTATCAGCAAATCCAATGATACCTGATAGAGATTGTAGGGTAGCCAACGGAACACCAACACTCGCTGAGATGTTGCTGTAGTTGCTGATTGCTCCATTGGTGAGAACTCTGATCTTCTTCTGTGGAATACCTGCTGCGTTCAAGCTGCTTTCGCGATACTTATTTGAAATGTATGGGTTGACCAAGATTTCAATGTTTCTGCTGTTATTATCAACAGATTCCAAGAAGAATGGAACCGCTGGACCACCTCTTGGGTTGAGTTGGGTTCTGAATGTATCGATAGATCCTACGATTGCATCGTCAAGAACGAAATCAAGTTTGAATGACTCATTAGCATACAAGCTCTTACGAATCTTGAACACGCCAACATTCAACAGGTCATCATCTTGAGCGTCATCGATATCGTAATCGGTGAGGTTCTCCATGATTTCTGAGATGCTGTTAGCACCTTCTGCTGGAGTTGATGATAGATTGAATTGAAGAGTGCCGTTTGGAACATTTGTGTATGATGTACCAACAATTCGATTGGCACTTGTCGATACAGTTTTTAGACTCAAGATGGCATCATAGTTTGTAGCCGGGTTGATATTGGTATTGTCTGCAATACCAAGATAGTAACCTTCAAACTGTCCATTGATTGTGGTTTGTGCTTTGTTTAGAACAATAACACCAGCACCACCGAGTGCATTTAATGCGGATAGTCCTGATACATCAGCACTTGTTGTAGACCAGTCGAAAAGACTTCCTTCAAGAGCTTGTCTGTATTCGGTTTCGTTTAAGTTGAAGTGAACAGGTTCACCTAAGAAGTACGAACCTTGTGTTGTATCCAAATTAGTGGTCAATCCAAGACCTGTATCAACACTTATAGTGCTGGCAGTTATACCAAATACATCACCGGGATCATCAAGTCCCGGAAGAACCGATGCAGTTGTGCTTGCTGTATATGTATATGGAACATATGCACTAAGTTTAATTGAAAATGAGGATGCGGATTGGTCGAATGTTTGACCGGGTGCAGATAAACTTACCGCCGCTGTGGTTTTTGTAAAGATGGTTGTGAAGTTATCAGTGTTATTTACACCGACAACAATATCACCGGTTCTAGCTGGAGCCGCTCCATTTATACTGTAAACTACAGTTCGTTGAATATTGTTACTTGTTTGGAAACTAAATGCAGCACCTGATAGTGGAGCTGCGCTCAGTACCGGAGAGTAATTTAAAGATACTTGGAATGAACTTACAGAAAATACAGCGGTTCCTGCATAGTTTCTAACTGGATAAACCAATGCAGAATATTGACTTCCGAATCCATTGCCAGTGCCTTCACCATATGGAAGTCTGAAAGTGTAAATGTTTGCTGGAGAATTTAAAAGTTCTCTGACTGTGTAGTAGAAATAACGCTCTGAACTGTTTGTTGGAACACCGTAGATTTGTTCCAATTCATCGCGAGTTGTTACTTTTAAAACTTCATCTGTTGGTCCTTGATTCGTGAATCCGGTTACAAAAACGTTGGTTCCGATATTCTGAGGTACTGTTAATGAGAGATCACGTTCGAAAATTTCTACACCGGGGCTATTTAGAGTTCTTCTTGCCATAAATCTATTTAATCTTTATCAGCAAGAAAATTTAAATTTGGCATTTTTTAAATTCCTATATCATGAATTCAAAAGCTCGATGTGCATTTGACTGTAGATAAACACAAATCCCGAAACCAATCGCATATCTCCAGATGGTTGATAATCGTAGTTAAGTCCCTTTAGAGTTGTGGGAAATGCTTTTTTATAAGTAAATTTTACACGCTTCTTACCGTATTCATCCAATCCATAAATCGTCAGATCTGTCTGGTAATCGTTGAAATTAGCGTCAACAAATTCTTGTCTAGCGTTATACTGCCCTGTCTTTTCATCGTGCAGCAAGTTCAACCATTGATATATTGTCCAATAGTTATTATACATGCTGTCCACCGCAAAATTAACTTCCACTGGAGGATAACTTGCTTTGTTGTGGGATGAAACATATAATGTAGATCCAGCATAGCGAACTTCTGTTCCGGGAACAGTTATATCAGGAACCGCAGTTCCCCATATCGTAAACTGCACTGTATCTGGTATGATTGTTTTATTATTACGCACCGATCTGGAAGAAAACTCCTTTAAAATAGGAGGAACATCAAAAACAAGTAAAAACTTGTCCTTCGCTGCTTGGTTTAACGGGCTTTGTCGAATTTCTTCCATACTTAAAAGTATTTATCAAAAAACGCAGTTTCGTTGTCGTTTAGTTCTCTGTATCCACTGGGTATTGATCCTCCTAATGATACCCACCCTTCAGCTTCCAAGTCAGCGAAGTCACTTGCTTGTTGTGTAGAGGTTCCGAAATAGATAGGAGATATCTGACTGTTCTCAATACCATCAACCGCTTCATTTGTGTATATAGAAGTCGCTGGTTCAAATGATCTGAACAACTGTTCATTGGGCGTCAGCTTTGAAGGCTTACCACAATCATCGTATTCATCCACTGTAAAGTATTGCTCGACGATATCATCATGCAACACCATCAATGCCCAAACCAACGCCATTGTTCTATCATCATGCTTTCCAGAGATCGCACCCCAGCTATCATTTGGAAGCTTGACGAAATCCTTGAATACTTCGTTTAGAGAGTCTTCATTTTTAAATTGCACCACCATCTTGTCATTGTAGAAGTAACGAGCATTTGCAACAGCATTGTATTTGGTGTTTCTTGATGCGATCATACCCAACAACTGTGTATTTTTTCGTCCCGCCAATTTACTGCCCCAGCACACAATCTTGTCCATGTATCCCATATCAAGTCCAAGTCGGTCAACAACCTGACCACCTTGGTTGTTTCTCTCAATACAAGCCAATGGTTTACCCCAGTGGCATAGAATCTCATGTACCTTGTTGGCAAACTCAGAAACCGATATGGTGTTATCGTAATACTCAGCAACTTCGGTGATTTCTTTAAGATCGGTTATATCTAGTATCTTTATGCAACTAAAGTCACCTCCGATACCTTCAGCGGTGTCAACACCCGCTACATAAATCCGTCCTTCTTGATAATGTTCGAAGATCTTATATTTACCATCCATCAAAGTCTCAACTGGTTTAGATATGAAGGACTTCATGTGGTTATATGTATCTTCACCCATCGATCCAGTTCCTGAATTTAAAAACTGACAGTTGAACTCTTGTTCAAATTTTTCTTCGGACGCCAAACCTCCCTTAATTTCTTTCACCCATTTTTCATCCCTTCCGGGAATTTCACTCCATAAAATTTTGTCATTGGCCCATCCGTTTTTGTTTTCAACTGACCCAGTATATATATCATAGAACAAGTTACCAGTTCCGTTTGGAGTGGAACACATGAAAACTTTTGCTTTTTTGGAAGACGATACGATTGGGAATACAGATGCCCAAAAAGGTTCCATGAGATGGCAGTTGTGATGCACAATACCATTTCCTATAAATGCATGCGTATCTGCTACATCATATATATCATAAACATCTCTGTTTGTGGTTAATTTAACATTGACGATCTTCTCATAACCATCATTTGTTTTTATGAATTTATTAAAACTCTCACTTGCACGAATTGTATTATTATTTTTACCTATAAATCTATGATTACATGAAACTATAGCATATTTGCCGTTTTGTGTAGTGACAGATACACACGCGATATCTTTTCTTTTTATAACTCCTTTGAAATCCTTCCACCCATCGTTGGATAGTATTTCATACTTTGATTTGTTCAATGTGATTTCTTCAGACATATATCATTTTCTGTTATTATTTTATAAATGTATCCGTGTTTTTCCGCCCATTCTATAGCATATTTATGTTTTGCTAAATTTTTAGGATCATCTATTAAAGACGATGGTTTAATTTCATATAAAATTTTATTTTCACAATCTTCAAAGTCTACAATATAGATGTGTGAGCATTCATTATATTGGTATGGTATTCTAACAGATTCGAATAATAATTTCGGGTTCTGTTCATGAAATATTTTTTCCCAACTACTTCTGTATGATGTTAACCCTGTGATATCAGATGATAATCTTGAATGATTCAACCTATTTGAAGATTTTGGAGTGAATGTTCCTTGTAATATTTTATCTTTCATAAAAACTGAAAATCTCTGGTATATCCCATCTGCTTTATTTTTATCAACTTGTTGCCTTACTTTTTCATCTGTCCATGTTTTCTTATTGCTTTCGGATATCGATATTTTTGCTTCTTCTGTATGCCACGGCTTGTTGTTATTTTTTCTAGATTCTACCGCTTTTTTTCTAGATGATGGATTATATAAATGACTATTATCTCTATGCTTTGCTTTATTCGACAGCAACTCATGCATGCATTTATCTGATCCGCAAGTTTTCATAAGCTCGCTTTTTTTAAATTTTTTATAATTGTTACAATTAGGACAGTTTATGTCAAACTTGAATATAAACTTATATATACATAAATTTCTGGGGATTGAAAATTCAACAGATTTTTTACATATATATTCCATATATTCAACAGTATCTATTATTTTTTTGTATGCTGCTCTTTTATAAAGTTTTTTAAATTTTTCAAAATCTATATC